ATGATAAAGGCGTTTCTTATGGGACATGGTATTTAGGTGGAAATGGAGATTATAACCAGTTAAGATTCCAATTCACTGACACCGTGCCAACAGATAGAGATATAGGAGATATACGAGTAAGCTCTATCTCATATTTAACGAGCGACGCATGGCCGACAAACTAGGAAAGGAGGTGTAAACTATGATAAATTGGAAAGTAAGATTTAAAAATAAACGCTTTGTTTTAGCGTTTATAGCAGCTTTATTGTTACTTATTAAACAAGTTGCAATGTTGCTAGGTTATAATTTAAATACTGAAATGTTCAACACTAATATTAATGGGATTGTTGACACAGTATTTCTTATATTAGGTCTACTAGGAATAGTTAATGACCCTACAACAAAAGGCTTTTCTGATAGCGAACAAGCCTTAACATATAAAGAACCAAAACAAGACTAGTAATAGTTTTTTTATTTTATTCAAATTTAGGAGGAAAAAGAATAATGGTTAGAACAACAGACGTAGTAAATGAGGCAAAAAGAATAGCAAATTTAGGAATAGGTGTTGACCAAGATGGAGCATATGGTACTCAATGTGTAGATTTACCAAATTATTTAAGCTCTTATTTCTTTGGCAAAACGTTATGGGGTAATGCGATTGACCTGTTAAACAGTGCAGCAGCATTAGGATATAAAGTTGAATACAACGCTGTAGGAGATCTCAACAGTAGACCAAGAGCGGGTGCAGTATTTGTGATGGACACAACCTATACAGCTGGTCATTCTTACGGACATACAGGAGTTGTTATTGAAGATTCAGATGGTTACAATATGAAAACTATTGAACAAAATGTTGATGGCAACTGGGATAGCTTATATGTTGGAGGTCCTGCAAGATATGTAACTAGAGATTTTGAAGGAATTGTAGGATGGTTCTATTTCCCAGTAGACGACACACCAGCTAATAACCCAGTTACTACAGACGTACAGTCTCTAGACAGACCAAGAGTATTTACAGTTAAAGTACCTAACTTAAATGTTCGTTCAGCTCCATCATTAGATGCTGAAGTTGTAGCAAGCTATGATGAAAATGAAGAATTTAACTATACTGAATACTGTTATGCTAATGGTTATGAGTGGTTATCTTACATCTCTAACAGTGGAGAACGTAGATATGTTGCTAGTATGGAATTAGCTTCAGGAACAGACTATGGAACATGGAGATACTTGTAATTAAATATAATTAGTGGTAAAATATTTATAGATGAATATTTTTCATACTTTATTCCCTAAGCTCAGCTTAATTGCTGGGCTTCTTTTTTTATGTCCGTTTAAATGGATATTCTTTAAAATTTCCGTTAAAAATTTAATGAATTTATCCTGGATTTACTTCACAACTCAAGATAATAATTTAAGCCCTCAATAAAAGGGGGCTTTTTTCTGTGGGGAAAAAATAGGGAAAAACCTTCTAAATGGTTAAAAAAATCGATTAATTTCTGTATATTTTCTAATATATTGAAAATTTGTTGAAATATGCTCAAATTACTATATTTTTATGCTTTTTTAGGCTTTTCACTTTATCAATTTACGGTTACATGATATAATTACATAGTTAAATATAAAACGCTGCTAATCATTGAATTAACAGCGTTTATTTTTATTTTATTTTACTTATAGGGAAAAAATAGGGAAAGCTTTTTCTAATTTATTCTGTAAATCGACTTTCATATTGGCAGTAACATGTGTATATATACTAAGTGTTATACTAGTGTCAGAATGTCCTAATCTTTCAGATATAACCTTGATTGGCACTCCTGCCTCAATAAGTAACGCTACATGAGTATGTCTAAACATATGAGATGTTATATTTTGTAAGGTTAAATGGTTAATTATTGTGTTGTAATGAACCTGGAATATAAATTCATCACTTGAAATAAAGTCGTGAATGATACTTAACACATAATCTGATACTTCTATAGTTCTGATACTAGTTAAAGTTTTTGGAGCTGATAATTTTCCGTTCTGTAATTTAGTTTTATTAACGGATATTGTTTTATTATTAAAATCAACATCTTTAGGAGTTAGTGCTAAAACCTCCCCGATTCTTAAGCCTGTGTGGAGTTGAACTATAGCTACATTTCTTACGGTGTTATTTTCTATGTTAGCTAAAATATTAGGGATCTCATCCTTTTCTAGATATTTTATTTTTTGTAGTTTTTCCGCTTTTTCTTCTTTAGTCAATTTAAATTCTAAAGTAACATCAAAGCTTTTTACATAGTATTTCTTAATAAACTTAAAAAGGTTGTTAAATAACCTTACTATAAACTTAATAGCCTCCGGAGAGTAACAGCTCCTGTATTCAATTATCATCTTCTCATATTTAATCTTGGTAATATTTTCTAGTTTTTCGTTATCATCTAATTTTTGCAAATACGATTTATAAATTAAATATGAATGATGGGTTAGTGTAGCTTTCTTGAATTCCAGGAATTTCTCTTTATAAAATCCTAATGGTTTGTTAACAACTTCAGGATTTAATAGTTTCTCTATCTTCTCTTGTAATTCATCGTATGCTTCTTTCTCAGTAGCTCTAGTTTTATTATTTTTAACAACTGATACACGACGTGTTTTCCCGTCGAGATCCTTGTACGATTGTACGTATCTGTATTTTCCATTATGGGTTATTTCTCTATACATAAAAATACACATCCTTTCTTGATTAGATAAGATGTGTATGATATACTATTAATAGATTGTATGTGTATATCATACACATTCTATAAACTCTCTTACTTTGGCCGGTGGGGGAGTTTTTTTGTATAAAGTTATTTTATTATGCTCCTAATTGAGCTTTTAATTTTTTCTTATCTTCAAAATTGAGAATATTTATGTTGTATTCGTTTAATGCTTCTTGGTATTCATCTTTCAATTCTTTATATCCATCAGAACTTATAATGATTGATAAGCTTTCATTTCTACCATAACGTATTGTACGATTTTCTGTTGTATCTAACCAACTAGAAAGTATAAAATGTAGTTTGTCTTTTGTTATTTTATTATGAACTTGAACTAATTTGTATTTCCCTTTAGACATCGCTAAAAAATTAAATTTATGCTCTAATCTAGATTTACCAGCTATAGATAGGTCAGGGAATACATTATATTCTGTGTTTTCATGGAAATAACTTCTTACATCTTCTAGAAAATGAGATTGAACTGTTTGTGGGTGTAACAGCGATAAGTCATAAACGTTAAGAAGCACTTGTGTCATATCGTGTATTGCTTGTCCTAGATTATGTTTTTTAGTTTTTTTTATTATTTCATCATCCATTAATTCTAATCCGTTATAGTTTAAGATAGATTTTAATAAATGGTGACGTTTATTTTTTTTTGTTAAATCAATTCCATTTAACTGCAAATCCCAAAGAGTAAAACCGTCATCAGTAAGAATATAATATTTACCATCATATTTTATTGTAAAAGAAATACCGTCTCCGTAGGTGTTGACAAAAGGTGTGATTACCTCTTGACTGTCGCCTTCCAATAGATTAACATGTGTATTCTCTTTTATGTATTCTATATATGAATCTTTTATTTTATTGCTATCCATTGTAAGAACACCTCCTTTTACTTTATTATATAAGATTTCTTTGTATTTGTATAGAAAGATTATCGTTTTTGTCAGTATTTGAGAATTTTAATATTGAGTCTAATATTATTATAAAATCATCAGTATTTTTAATGTTTTCATAAGGTAAAGGAAAGGCTTTGTAATGAGTATATCCGTCATTTTTATCTATATATTCTTGTTCAGAAAATATATTTATTCTATTTCCACGTACTATTTCACCATCAGCATTTTTATGAAAGTTGTTATTTAAATTAATTCTGAATAGTGTATGATTATAACGAACTTCTCTAAAGTTAAATACTTTACTTCTTAGTGAATACTTATAAGATAAAATAAATTTTTCGCCTGTTGTGGATTGAATTTTTATATCACCACTTGTATGTTCATCTTCTTTTATTGTTTTATTATGTTTTTCAAATATAACCTTTAAAAAATTTAAAAGCTCCTGAGCTTCTTTATCTGTTAGATATAATTCCATTTTACCCTCCTTCTAAAACTTTTTCCTAGACTCAACAACTTTCCCTATTATAGTTACTGGTAATGACTGTATTTGCTCGTTTGTATAAAACATAGGAGAATATTCGCTGTTGTCTGATGTTAGCATAATACCTGCATCCATTCTTTTATATCTCTTACAAGTAGCATCATCTCCGTTTACCATTGCGATAACTACATCTCCATTATCCGCTGTAGATTGCTTTTTTACTATAACTACATCGTCATTTTCAAGTTTAGGGTACATACTATTACCTTTTATACGCAAACCAAAAAAATCTCCTTGATTAGACCATGATTGAGGTATTTCTTCATAATCTATTATATCTTCTATAGCTGATATTGGTATCCCAGCAGGCACAGCACCAAGAACAGGTACTTTGATACCTTGATTACTTTCTTTTGTTTCATCTTCCCACCCCATAAGGTAAGATTCTGTTACGTTTAAAACACGTGCTAGTTCTGTTATCTTAGATAGGGGGATGTCGACTAATCCTTTTTCATATTTATTGATAGAGCTTTCGTGAACCCCTATTCTTTTTGCTAATTCTCTTTTTGTTAATTTCAAACTTTCTCTTGTTGATTTTATTCTTGCAGGTGTTATCATATCATTCACTCCTGTGTCATTAAATATTTCTACAGTTATTATAACATTCAATTGAATTAAAATAAAGTATTTTTTAATAAAAATTAAAAAAACTTGAATTTAAGTATTGACAAATAAAAATAATGTGATATTATATAAGTATGAATTAAATTCAAGTTCATATTTTAGGAAAGGAGGTAAATATGAACTTTGATAAATTAAAAAATAAGATATTTGAAAAAAGGAAAACATATAAAGACTGTGCTAATGTATTAGGTATAAGTACAGTAGCATTCTCTAACAAGATAAACGGACGTTATGAGTTTAAAGTAACGGAAGTTATAAAACTAGCTGAATTTTTATCTTTAACATCTGAAGAAAGTCAATCAATTTTTTTTAACAAATAACTTGAATATAATTCAAACAATATATTAAAAAAGACTACTTCAAGATAGAAGAAAGGAGGAGTGGGTATGGAGATAAAAACTGAAACTATTATAAATAAAAATAATGAACTTGTAGATGTTAAATACACAGAAGTTAATACTCATGATAAATTTTCTCTTAAAGAAGAAGAACCAATTAGAAATGAGATTATTAATGTTTTAGCTAAACATAATCTTCCTTATTGGAAAGCTAGAAAGGTTTTAGAAAGAACTACAGCATTCCTAGATAAAGAAGCTGTAGTACAGGAGATTAAATAAGGAGGAAATAATGGAGAAACTAATATTAATTGCAGGTGCGATATTTATTACAAAAAAATTAATATACCACGCAAATGAGCGCAAGTCTATTAGGATTGACTCTAATCTTCTTGGCGCAACCATTTATGGTACTCTGCAAGATAGAAGAAAGGAGGAGTAGATGTGTTATCAGAATATTATGAACTGATAAAAAGTGAATTAATGAATGCAATAACAATTGTTGGATATATTTTGATATTGCACACATTAATAACTACTATTCTTTCAGAAATTATTGGTACTTTACTTAATTTTAAAGATAAACGGACGAATAAGAGCAAAAAAAGCGATAAATGTAGTAAAAAATGAAAATTGTGATTCATTAAGTGCTATAGAAAAAAATACTAATATGAATGTAAGTATTCCTAATTTTAACATTAATAAATTGATTTTATCAAAGGTTTCATAAGATATAACTTTTCTTTTATAACCTAAGAAAAATGCTAAAGTAGGAAGACCGAATATTAGGACAGCAAACATTAATATTCCCAATGCTATTGACACTGTATGCATATTAATATTATCTATCATTTTTAAAAGAACGCTATCGTATCCTTTACTTTTTAAGTATATTAAATATTTATAGAAATAATTTAAACATAAAAAAGGTAAAAGGATAGCGAGCAATACAATTTCACGAATAAATTGTAATTTAGATTTATTCATATAATTCACCTCCTTTGGTGTAATTATAACACAAGAGAAAGGAGGAGTGAGGATGGAAATAAAGAAATTAATTTTTTTAGATGATACATATTTAGAAAATTGTACTTTATCTCATGATATTCCAAAAGAAATAGCCGAAATATCTAATAGTTTCGTGAAAATAACTACTGATAAATCGACTATACAATATGTAAATTTAGATTACATTCAGATAATTATACCTAAGAATTTAAAAGTTATTTCTTCGACTAGACCATGTAATTAAAATAGCAAAGGTGTTAGATATCGATTTAAACAAATTGAAAGAAGGTGATTAAAATGCAAGAAGTTTACGACGCTTATTCAGATAAAAAAAAGAATCCAGATCATTGGGTTAAACGAACTATATTACGTAAAATTTTAGAAATGGACAAATCAAAAGATAAGTTCAATAAATTTATTAACGAAATAGAAGGACTTGATGATTCATATTTTTATATACAAGGAACTTTAAAAACGAATAAAACTTTTAATAAAGTAAGAATTTATAATTATATAAATCAAAAAAATAGAGAGGAGGAACGACAAAATGCTCAAAAGAAAAATAAAGAAAGATAAATTAAACGTGATTTATTGGACAATCGCTGTAATTAGCATGTGTTTCTTAACATTGACAAATATCGATTGGCAATTGATAGGCGGGATAGCAACCGGATCAATAGCGATGATTCAATTCTTATTTGATAAAGATTTTGCTAAAAAATATTTTAATTAGGAGGAATGTATGAATAAGTTTAAAAAATTATTCTATAGAAGAGGGTTTGAATTAATAGATGACTTAAATGGAGAATTACCTGTTAAATCTACAGTACATAGTGCAGGTGTTGATTTTATAGCTAGTCAAGATATCGTGATTCCTGCATTTAGATTTAAAGGCGAAGCAACACTAGTGCCAACTGGATTAAAAGCATTTATGCCAAAGAATGAATGTTTATTAATATTTGCAAGAAGTAGCTTGCCGGTTAATCGTGGACTAGTAATGAGTAACGGTGTAGGAGTTGTAGATTCAGATTACTATAACAACCCAAAAAATGAAGGTCATATATTGTTGGAGTTCAATAATTTAACAAACAAACATTTAACAATAAAAAAAGGTGAAAGAATTGGACAAGGTATTTTCTATAAAGTACCTAAGGTAAGTTATGGAGTTAGATTAAAAGGAGATAAGCGTGGTGGAGGATTTGGAAGTACAAATAAAGAATAGTTTTAGTGAAAAACAAATGGAAATGCTCAAGCATCTAAATGATTATGGTGTTAAGGTAGAACCTTATGTAAAAGAAAAGTTTCCAACAGGATTTGAAAGTTATGAATTATTTGAAGTACTAGCAGAATATTTCACTCACACAGCTAAACTATTAAAACAAAAGTATTTAGAAGAGGAGTGTTAGCTAATGAATATTCCTAATTTCAGAGCATATGTTGATAAAAAAATGTATAAAGTTATTGGTTGGTATGGTGATTATATCACATTAGGAAGAAAGTATGAAAGTAGATATATTCAATCAATAAATGTAAAGAAAAATGATGTAATTATCATGTATGGTAGTGATTTAAAAGATAAAAAAGGAAATGAAATATTTAGTGGAGATATTGTTAAAAATACTGATAAAGATATTGGAATAGTGAGATATAAAGATGGAGCTTTTGAGGTAGATTTTAAGCAGTATATCCCAGCACAATTAGGACTGATAAATGATGATTTAGAAATAATTGGAGATATTCATAGAAATAAAAAATTACTAGATAAGATTATTAATAATAATAAAAAAGTTATTTGTTTAAATAACGTAGAAAAAAGGATTAATAAAAAAAGGAAAAGAACGTCTAAATAGACGTTCAGCGATTACCTATAATATACCATAATTAATCCAAAAATGCAAGATTTCAAAAGAAGAAGGTGATGTTTGTGTTATTGTTTGACGAACAGCCAATAGTATTTGATAG